AGGACTCAAATTGGGGTGTGAGTGAAACACCCCCACGATCTCGCCAAGCTGGTCGGCGCGCACATAGTCTTCGGGGTGGATCACGAACTGGTCGGTTCCCACGCCAATGTTGCGGCAAGGGGCATAGGTCTCCCTGCCCTTGTGAATGACGAGCAGGCCACAGGCTTCCCGGGGAAACTCCCGAGCAGCATGGGCCAGCGCCAGCGTCTGGTTGGCCTCGAGCATCACCGGATCAACCCCGCTGCAGGAAACCCGCCAAAGGGCAACTCAGCATTCACGCCAAAGCGTTTCTGACAGGACGCCAGGCGTTTGCCACAGGCATCCTGCGCGCGGGAGCTGACGGTTTCATCGTTAGTGTTGAAGTACACGGTACCGGTGTAGCCGCATTCGGCACCTTGGTACTGCCAGGGACAGACGTTTTGCACGATCTGGCGCCGGGGCAATGACACCCCTTCCAGATCAAAGGCGGCGGCCAACTCGAACTCGACCACATCCCGGGTTTCCCGGGACTTGCGGTCAATGAAATACACGTCGTCAGCGAATTCAGCGGTAGCGTCCGCTGTCGGGTTAGACCCAGAGGAAAAGTTCACCGCATCCAGGTATTTCAGGAGCGTGCGCTTTCTGGTGACTTTGGCCCCCACCAGGTCCTGGTAGGACAGGATGAGTGCGGTGATGCTGCCTGTGACATTGGCCACCTTGAGTTTGGGACGCGGCACCTGGCCGTTGCCGTTGAACTCGAACCCTTCGGCTTGAATCGGAAACGGCTCGTAGGTGTTGCCCTGCCAGACCACTTGCTGACGCAGCTCATTGGTACCGGCATGAAACCTCACCACCCCCTCGTTGAACAGCGACAGGTCGAGCACGAAGAGCTCGATGACTGCGCTCGGGGCCAGTTTCTGAATTTCTGAAGTGATCGCTTGGCTGGTCATGACATATCAAACACCTGCCTGAACGTGGCACGGATGTTTTCCAGATTGGGTTCTTCGATGCTGCGGCTCCACTCCTCACAGAGGAACTTTCCAGCAATGCCGCTCGGAGTGGTCCAGTCAAAGGACTGGACTGCCCCTCTGGCACGCAGAAAGTTGTCGATCGCAGCGGCATCAGCCGTGGACTTGCCCCGAAATTCGAGCGACCAGATCTCAGGCTGGGTGTTGATGCCATAGGCCAGACGCTGCTCGTACCCGTCCCCAAAGGAGACCTTACGGACATTGGGTTTGAGGGTGAGGGACGCCCCAATCGAGGCGATCCATATGAATGTCGCCATAAAAATCCTTCAATGCATCACTGCCGACGCGGGTCCAGCAGACCACCGGCCCGCTTTTGGTTGAGCAGCTCCTGCCGCACCGCGCTGGAAATCGCCCGCCCCAGGTCTTTGCCCTGCCCTGCGCTGCTGGTCACCCCACCCTCGGCCACATTCACCGAGATGTTGAACACATCGCCGCCCCCAGATGAGGACTGGTTCATGGTGACGGGGATCGAGCGGCCATCGGGCAGCGGTACATAGGCCTCTGCCATGGAACCCTCGCCAAAGACCGCCAGCTGAGGCGTGGTGGCCACCCCGCCACTGGCATAGGCACGCAGCGGCAGGGGGCCCGATGAGGTCATCACACCGCCATCAGCAAAGCCAAACAGACTGCCCAGCGCCTTGGCCATGGGCAGCGTGATGGCACGCTGGATCTGGATGCGGATCAGGTCCGAGATGATGGAGGTGGCCAGCGACTTGAAGTCCAACTTGCCGGTCATCACGAAGTTGGTGAGCGCATCGGTCATCCCATTGAAGGCCTTGGTGGTCACCGCCTCCATCTGCTTGCCCACCTGCTCGGTTTCTTCACCCAGGGTGCGAAGCGCCTTGGAGAACCCAGCACCGGGATCTGACAACTCAAGGGCCCGCTGCCCCAGTAAGGCCGCTCCATCAGCCGCCTGACGGGCCGCCTCCTCGATGCGCCGAAACGATTCGGCCAACTTGTCATTGCCCGGGGTGGCTTCCACCATTTCCCGGGCCTTGGCTGCGAAATCCGCCAGCTCATCGGCGCTGGAGCGCCTGGCAGCGGACAGACGTTTCAGCGCATCAATCTCGCTGATCGATCCAGTCTCCCGAAGGACCTTGATCTGCTCTTCACTCGATCGCAGCTGACCCTGGCTCCTGGCCACCTGCTCCTGCAGGTCTTTGAGTGTTTCACCCGGCAGCTTGATTTCACGCTCGAGGTTGGACTGCTGTGCTTCACGCTCGAGCTTTTCTCGGCGCAGGGTGATTTCCGAGAGCTTGTCCTGGAGCTTCAATTTGTCCTGGGCTGTCTTGGCCACGGTGGCCAGTCCACGCTTCAAGATAGACTCTTCCTGCGCATACAACTCGCCCAGGCGATCTGTGAATTCCTGCTGGGCGTTCAGCCGGGCCTCACTGGCCTCCTTGTAGCTGATGTAACCCTGCCCCTCGTAGAGGTCGATGATCTTTTGCCGGTCCTTGAGAAGGCCCGTTTCTAGATCGGTCAACCCCTGCAGCTGCTTGATGTCGCTTTCGATTTTGGCCATGGCCGCTGCGGTGAGCGCGCCAGTGGCCGAGTTGTAGTTCAGCTTGGGCTTGGCGGCTTCACCGGCCGCTTCGGTCTCGCCCCGGTTGATAGCATCAAAGCGCTCCTTGACCGTATCGGCCAGGAGGGGCATCTTCCAGAGGTCAACGTAGGTCTGATTGGCCTTTTCGACAATCGCATTGCGTTTCTCTAGTGCGGTCTTGAGGGTGGCCTGGTTCTCCTCGGAAAACGGGTTCAGTCCCTTGCCACCAGCGAGGAAAGTGCCGAGCAATTCGATGTCTGCCCAGACTGCCTCGAAGCTGCCCATGACCGCCTTGGCCATCTGGATCACACCACGCAGCGCATCGATCACGGTGGCAATGCCATACGCTGTGTCCTGAGCCCAGGTCTTGAGCGTGCCATCGTCTCGCAGCTTGACCATAGCCTCAGCCGTGTTGTGCGTGCCCAGCATCACCGCCTTGAGCTCACCCACCAACTCTTCAAGAGCAGGAAGCGCGGCAGTGACGATGGTCTGAGCGACAAAGTTGTGCTCGGCCCGCATGCGGCCCAGCGCCTTCGATGCCTTCTCGGCAGATTCGATCTCAGCCTCAGTAAGCCGGATGTTCAGGTCCTGGTTGGCGGCCAGGTCCTTGAGGAAGGGCAGCAGCCCCGCTCCAGACTTGCCAAACAGTTCAAGCGCAATGGCTGTCTTGCCTGCTCCGTCCTCGAAATTGGACAGTTTCAAGGCAATGTCATTCATCACTTCGGCCGGATCGCGCAGGTTACCCCCTGCATCCTTGGCCTTGATGCCCAGAAACTGTAGGGCCTGGGAAGCACCCTTGGTCTCATCGTCCACCCCGGCCAGCCCCTTGGAGAGCTTGGTCAGGCCTACGCCAATCTGCTCCATCGCCACGCCAGAAATGGTGGCCACCGGTGCAAAGCCGGACAGTGCCGTGGCACTTGCCCCGGTCTGCTCGGCCAGATCCTGAAGAGCGGCCACTGTTTCAAGCGTGTGGGCCACCAACTCCTTGAGCGCCCCCACCGACTCCACGCCGATGGCGATGGCAAAGGTGGTTTTAGCGACTTCGGCCACCTTCTCCAAGGAACCACGCATGGATTCGGCGTGGCGCTCCAACAGCAGCGCACTCTTGCCCAGGTCTTCGCGGAACTCGGCCGTTTCCGCTGCGAGTTTGATCACCAGGGAGCCGATATCAGCCATGTTGCTTGCCTACCTTGTGCGCGAACATGGCCTTGAACCGGGCCACATTGAGTTGTGTTTCGTCTTGAGGTTGGGTGGGTTGCGGTTTTTCGAGGAATGGCATGAAGTCCTCTGGCCGAAACGGCCCCGCATCCTTGGCCCGGTGGGCATTGGCAAAGGTGGAGGCCACCACACCGGACCTGTAATCGGCCCGGTAGTCCCCAAAGGGCTCGAGTTGGTAGTACGCCATCCACTCGGTCAACTCATCCGATCCCATCGATGCGAGCATCTCGCGCACCGGCAGGCCCAAAGCCAGCGCCAGCCGAAACACAAAGCGCCGCGAAGGATGGGCGATCAGGCGTTTTTTGCGGCGTCCACCTGATCAGCGCCAATGCCGTTCAGACGCTGGGACACGGCAAACACACGGTCCAGTGCCTTGGCGCTCTTGCCACCGAGCGCCGTGATGTCACCATCGCTGAAAAGGCGGTTGCCCGTCTCATCGCACAAGGTGAGCGAGACCAGGCGAGCACGGACGTTCTCAAGGCGGCCCTCCTTGCCAATCAAGCTGGCTTCGAAGGCGTCACGGTCGGTACCGGTCATGGTGCGCACCTGCACCTCACCGCCCCACTCCGGGACTTGGACAGTTTCACGAGGCAGATCA